AATCGGCTTTGCGCTCGCGGCAGAATCTGCCATTGCCTGGTTGACGCTGTACGGCTTGCCCTGGAAAGTATCGGGCTCACCTGAACGAACGTCGCCCATCTGCCACAGGTAGTTGCCTTGGCCGTCCTTCAGCTTCCGAATAGCAGCCAGAGTGGTGTCGTTAAACATCCAGCGGCAACGCGGGGACTGGCGGTAGGCGGGATCAACGGAGTGAAAGAAGTCAACCAGTTCATCAGCCGTGAAAGCTGTGGCGCCGGCAGTTGTTTTGCCCATACTGGAGGCGGTTACGATGCCGCTCGGCTGGCCGGTGCCGGTGCCGGTAGTTAGAACCTCGTTAGCGGTGCGGCCAAGGCGCTCACCGAAAAGCTCAGTCATCAGCGCTTCAATGTTGAAAGCTGAATCCTGCAGCAGCTCAAGGGGCACTTTCACCATGCCTGTGTCGTAGATGAAAGCGTTGAACATTTTCTCACCGAACACAACGTCATCGGTGCCGTCGTCATTTACCGCTGCGTTTTCACCTTTGGAACGTCCACGGCTGGCTGTGTCATCAACGGTTGGATATGGCAGAGGGTTGCCGGTGGCGGTGTTCAGCTCCTGCACAATGCCGCCGTCCCACATCGGACCCCACATTGCCAGCGCTTTGTCGATGGTGCCGGCAAAGCCTTCGGGGACGGTGTAGCCACCAGCGGAATCGGTGCCGGTTGCTTGTGCACGGGCTTCCTGCGGTAAGTTGGCACGGCCAAGTACAAGCACGTTGCGTTCTTCACTTTCCAGGCTTGCAACGCCAAAACGCAATTGCTTACGGAAAACTTCCTTGTACTCCGGGGTTTTCTCGTGATCATCAGCGGCTGCTCGCTGCTGTTGATGGTCAGGGGCGGGGCGGCGAGGATCACCAGCATTGGCGCGATTCTCGGCAGCGGCCAGCTTTTCTTCGCGATCTGCTTGCCCGCCGATTTTGTCGTGGTCGGCCATGATGGCATCAAAGCGAACCTCAATTTCTTTCGCTTCCGCTTCGGTGGTTTTGTCGGTGATCTTGTCAAACTCAGCGCGGGCATCGGTGGCCAGTTTAGCCATGCGTTCCCGCAACTCGATTAGCTTAGACATATTAATTTCCTGTCGTCTTATTGCCTTGCCCAAGGGCAAAGATAGGCACCAGAAGCGGGAACCGCTACTTGGCTTCTGACTCAGCGAGAGTCAAATTCATACCGCGCTTAATGTTTTGAGCGACGTGAGATGCGGAGGATTTCTTGCAGGCTTGCCGATGCTCTTGCAGGCTACGCAGGCCAATATCTGTTCCGTCATAGGCTGGGTTTGTGACAATCGAAACGTCAGACAAAGACGCCTGCAGAATGGTTCGCAACGGTACGTCTCCGGTGTCGTCCCACTGTTCAACATCTGGATAAAAAGCAAAGCTCATTTTGTCCAGGTCGCCGCGCTTCATTTTTGGGACAATGGAGCGAACGTCTGGATCTTCCGGGTCAAGCTCGCTTTCCATATACAATCCGCGACTGTCCTCCCGAAGTGTCAAAGTTCCAGATCGAGTGCGGGCCAGCGGTAGCCCATCGTGATTGACCAGGAACACAACGTCGTCGCGGCCAATCGCGTCACGGAATGCGCCGGGGGCAATGACTTCGCGGAACATTCCGCAGATGTCAGCCTCTTCGTTGAACACAGCGGCATAGCCAGACACCTTGATTGCCTCGCCTTCCATTCTAATTTCAACCGGCTTTCCGGCTCTAAGTTCATACTTCATTGCCTGTTCCTTCTGTGGCCGGGGGTGTAATGGGCTGGGAGCCGAGCGGGACTGTGGCGCCCTGAATCATTAACTTGTTGCCCTCGTCCATGTCCGGGCGGTTCTCTTGTCTGCGGGCCTCGTTCGGTGTCAGCACGCCGTTCTGTATGCCGGATGCATAGCCGTCCATGCGGGTCTTGAAGTCACCGCGTAGTAGGCCGTCCAGGTTGAACTCGACATAAAATTCATTGTTTAGCTTGCCGAACAGCTTCAGGTTCATTTCCTGCTCGGTTTGCTCCACCCACCGCTTAATGGTGTGTTTAACGAAATGGAGATCCTGCTGCTCGGTATTGCTGAAAGTACCGTTGCTCAAGTCCTGAAGGAACGTCGGTGGCAAGGAATAGATTCGGGCGTACTCTTCGATCAAGAATCTCTTCAGCTCAACCAGTTGCGACTTCTCCGGGTCAATACCGATGCTCTTGATGTCGTGCCCGGTGGGTAAAGATAGCGCCAGGCGGTTTTCTTTAGCGGCTTTACGTATCGCACTTTGAAGGTCGTCCGATGCGCGCTTTAGAGCGGAACCTGATTCAAAGTTTCCGGTAATCACAAAGGGAGGTACGCCGCCGTTCTGGAATAGCTTTGAGCCGTACCGTGTGGCCGCTATGCCGAGCCCGATAGTGTCGGCGTTGGTCAAAATTGGACTGCGAGAGGTCATCATGTCGGGCCGCAAGCTAAACGGAATATCTATGATCTCGCTGGCTACATAGACAATTTCGCTTCTTCCCCGCTCTTTGTAGCGGTAAACCTTCCGGCCCCCGCGCATTTCGATCTTTACCATCTCGGGATTGAGTGGCCATAGATTAATGATTCGTCCTGCCGCGTTACTTTCGATAAATGTGACTGACCTTCCACCCGTAAATACCTGCTCATATGAATACTTCCGAGCATCGAAGCTGCTGGTTTCGTCGTTCCATGAGTCGTGCAGAATTCTGGCAAGCGGGCTATCGACTTTCTCCCTTCCGCTTTCTGTCTTTTGATACAGGTTCAGGGGTAGTCCTGCCATGGTGCCGCTAATAAAATTCACGGCCGCCCATATGGCTGGAACTCCCATGGCCTTATCGGTGGTGACCGTGATGCCTGACGCGCTCAGTCCGCCCGATACGTTCAGAAAATCAATGATGGCCTCGGAGGAAATAGGGACGCGCGGATCTTCAATGCCCGAACGCTCCTCTGGCGCTTTTCTATTTCGATTCCAGAAAGCCATAGTTAATCCAGTATTGAGAAGTTTTCGTTTTCCCAAGGGGAGGATGGCGACTGATCTTCGCCCTGAAGAATTGCACGGCTAAGGGCCATAATGGTTCCCACAACGCCATCGATCTTGGCTTCGGCGCGCTCTTTGTTGGGATAGATGTTGTCTTTTGCGTCGATCTTGGCCACAACGTTTGACACCATCCATGTGAGGACGGGGCAGTTGCCGTGGGCCAGCTTGCGCTCCAGAACCAGCTTCTCCATTTCTTTCATGGGCTCGCTGATGTTCTGCACGGTTTGGCGTACCTCAACCATCGTTAGGCCTTCGGCTTCCATCTCTTGAGCCAGCTGGGTGGCCTGCCAGGGATCGTATGCCACTTGTTCAAGATCGAAACGGCCGGCGAACTCGCGCAGGTCGTCCTTAATGACTTCGTATTCGATGACCTCGCCATCGGTAAGAGTCATCAGCCCCAGGCTGTTGAACTCCATGTAGCGGCTGGAGTTGCCGTCCATGTGCTCCAGAACCCGTGCTTCGGGCAGATAGTACCTGCCGTGCAGGTGCCAGTTCGGGTCACCATCAATCGGCGGGAACAGCAGCAGGGTGGCGGCCACGTCAATCTTGCTTGCAAGGTCCAGCCCCGCAATGCAGCGCCGGCCTTCAAGTTCCGCCAGCGTTTTGCGGGTAGGCTGGTACTGCCATTTCAGCATGTTCATCCACGCAGACTTGGCACCCACCCATTCGTTCAGGTGTTTCGTGCGAAACGTGGCTTGCTTGGATGCGGACTGCATGGCTTCGCGCTGGCGCGATACCAGGAAGTCACCGGAGATTGATATGCCATAGTTTGGGTTGGCTTTGCGCAGAACGTTTTCGTCTGTCCAGTCGTCACCCTTGTCGATCGTGTAGAGCATTGCCCATAGGTCATCACGTTGGATGGCACCTTCCAGCATGCGCTCGCAGTCACGCACCAGTTGATGGCAAGGCCCGCCAATACTGGAACCGGCCGTGGTGAGCACCAGCATGAGCGGCTGCTCACGAGCGCCCATGCCGGTTTCCATAGTGTCGAACAGGCTGGAGTCTTGGTGCTCGTGGTACTCATCAACGATGGCGCAGTTGGGAGACGGGCCGTCACCGGGCTTTCCGATCACCGGCTCGAACCGGCTGCCGTCTTCCACGCGGACCAGGTTGCCGGCGTTCACATCGATGCCGAAGTGTTCGCGCAGATCTGGTGTGCGCTCTGCCATTAGCTTGGCGGGCCTGAACACTTCCCACGCTTGCTTCTCAGTAGTTGCACCTGAGTAGACCTCGGCGCCGAACTCGTCATCGGCTGAGAACATGAACAGGCCCAGGCCGCCACCGATGATCGATTTGCCGTTCTTCCTTGGAACAAAAACCATGATGGTTCGGTAGCGCCGAGTCTTATCCTTCTTGCGAATCCACCCGAACGGTATGCACAGGGCGAACAGCTGCCAGGGTTCCAGCCTGATTGTCTCGCGCTTGCTGGCCCACTTGCCCTTGGTATGGGGCAGCAGCTGCATGAACTTGCCGGGCTTTTCCGCCAGCGCCGGATCAAACTTGTAGGGATAGGCCCGGGTGCGGCTGGATTTCTTGTCATTGAAGTGGCGCCTGCATGAAAGCTTTATCCAATTGCAGGCCGGGATCTTGCCGGCGATCACTTGCCGCGCGTAATCCTCCGCCTGTTTAACCAGCGGATACTTCTTTGCGGTCGTCATTACAGTCCAGCAAACGGGTTACCTTGGGGCTTTTTCTGAGCAGGGCCGGCAACTTTGGCGCGATCCGATGGCGTCATGCCGAACTTTCCGAGTAGTGTTTCCAGGCGAACCAGCTTGGCCGCAGTGAACTCCACCGGATCGAGCCGGAACTGATCGAGCAGGGCGCAGCATATCTCTAACGCAAACCGGTCCGCTTCCGTGATGACGTTCTTCGGCGAAGCTTTGACAAGCTCTTTCCAGATTTCTCGCTGAGCAGCCGAAAGGTGCAAAGGGCACGATTTCAGCTTGCCGGTATCTGGATCTTCACGCTCGCGCTGAGGGTCCTTATTGAAAGCTCCCTTCATTTTCAGCACGTTCGTGGGAGTGCGCGGTCTGGCCATTTCAAAACCTGAATTTTGCGGATGTAAAAAAGTGACTAACACAACGGTCTAGGTGATTGATGTTGTTAGAGATTTGGATACCCCCTCCCTTCTGAGCGTGGATGTCCAAAGCCTGAGTCCTCGCTGGCTGTCTTTTCTGAGTGGTGGCTGTGACATAGTGACTGGTAGTTAGACTCGTCCCAGAAAAGCTTCATGTCGCCTCTGTGTGGAATGATGTGATCCACGTCTGTTGCAGCTTTCACTCTGCCCTCTGCCTGGCAGTGAACGCACAACGGGTTACTTTTCAGAAAAAGAAGCCTGTACTTCTGCCACTTGTAGCCATAGCCACGCTGTGTGCTGCTGCCTCTGCGCTGGTCGTGCTCACGCTTGGGCTGTTCGGCTAATAGCTCATGCTTCTCGCAGTAGCGCTTACCTCGAACCAGGGCAGAACAGGCGGGTGCAGAGCAGGGCTTTAGCGGGCGCATTGCCATCAGACCTTTGCCTCGCGTTGATTAGGCTCACTCAAGCCCGCTTCCTTCGGCCTGCCTATCAAGCATTAACCGGTGTTTGTGCAACTCTTGCTCACGGTCGTCACGGCGCTTCTGAAAATATCGATCGCGTGTTTCCCTGCGCTTTTGAAAATAGAGGCCGGTAAAATAGGTGGCTAAGCCAATAATTCCGCCCACAAACATCATAATTTGGTTGAACGAGATTGCGCCCCAGGTAAACACGGCCCCATTCGCTGCGTATGAGACTGCTGGAGCGACGGATTCGATCTTTGTGTGTGCTGCTGAAGAAATCGATTGGACGGTATCTGGTAAGCTCACGACTACCCCTTGTTGACACTTTGAGTGAACTTACCGGAGACAGCTTTGGCAATGTCCCCCATGTGTGGTGCAGCAAAATAGAAGGCGAGAATCAGCATAACGGCGGGGTTCAGTATCCATTGCTGCA